GTCTTTAAGGAGTTTATATTATGGCGAGTCCATCTTCATGGAATGTCAGTCGTGATGGCGTCCGGATTGTTACGTACGCCAATGCATCTGGCGTATATAATCGTTCGGAAACTGTCGTGTCTGCATTCTCTGATATTGGATCTCGCTATAGTCAAAATACTCCTGGCTATGCTTTAAAGGTATCTAGCGGCATTGGTCTGCCAATGAATAAGTACGGATATGCTTCTATCCGCACTACTAACTGGCATGGTATTGACCAATGGGGCTACCTGGATCGTTCCTTCGTTTATACTAACGAAGGTACTACCAGTTCCTTTAACAGCGCAGCAGACGGATTTAGCTCTTTCGAGCTAGGTCTGGCGATTGACGAAGCAGTTGGTAAAGCGCTCAACCGAGCAAAAGACCAAACTGCTAATTGGGCCGAAAATGTTGCCACTTATAAACAAAGTGTACACATGGTCGCCTCAAACATGATGCGCATTTTAAATGCGTATCGTGCAATTCGTCAAGGGAATGTCGCAAAGGCAGCTGCTGCTTTGGGCGTGTCCCTTCGGGGACCCGCACGAATCAGCAACCAATCAAAGGCTATCGCCAATGGCTGGTTGGAGCTGCAGTATGGGTGGAAACCTTTATTGCAGGATATCTACGAGACGACTCTGGCTTTCCAGAAACGTCGACGAGAGAAACCTTCGCTGATCCGGGTAACCGGATCATCGGCGCGTAATAAGAACCGTGTCGAAGTTATCACCAGCGATGGTGGTCACACTGTCACGACTTATACGCACACCGTTAAGTTAACGGCTAAGGTACTCCTTTGCTTCAAAGTCGCTAACGAGGATCTTCGCTTAGCAGCGCAGATGGGTATTACAAATCCTATAGCTTTAGCTTGGGAATTGCTACCCTTTAGCTTTGTAATAGACTGGCTTCTGCCGGTTGGAAACTACTTTTCAAATCTTGATGCCACACTTGGCACCACGTATGAGAAAGGTTGTGTCACCACTTGTGAAGACAGGCTATTAGATGCTTCCTCGACGTCATCTGGCAAAGACTCGGTGTTCTTTTACAACAGGCAAATTAATGCGAAGTACCAAATGTTTTCGGTCAACCGACAAGATCTGTCGGCCTTTCCGTCACAAAAAGTACCTCACTTTAAGGACCCTGGAAGTTTAGCTCACCTGGCCAATGCTATGGCGTTACTCCGTCAGCAAAGACGTTAAAATCTTTTTACAGGAATTTCTCCCGTTGAAAAAACTTTCCTTTCTTAATTGGAGTCCATCATGGCCCAAATTGGCAACATCGTTATCAACGATGGTCAGGCTACGCCTGTTGCTCATACCTTCAACCCTGTCAACATCGACGCAGCTGGTGTCGCACGGTGGGCGGATCGCGTAAACGGCATCGCCGTTGGCTTTCCGCTGTTGTCTCTGTCGCTGCGCAATCCCACTTCGGGATCGCGCAACTACAAGATGACGTTGAAAATTGCTGTTCCTACGTTGGAAGTTACGGCGCCCCAGAGCGGTTCCGGCTTTGTGCCGGCCCCGACCAAGGCCTACGACACGCTGGCCACAGTCGACATCGTGATGCCGGAGCGTTCCACGAAACTCGAGCGCCAAAATGCGCTCGCGTTTCTGAAGAACGCTCTGGATAACGCTGTCGTGACCAGTGCTGTCGAGAACTTCGAAACGGTTTACTAACCGTCCGTCGTTCAATCATACGAATTTCTCGTATGGTTAACTTCCTTCAGGAGCAATATTTATGTCACGTCAAGGACGTAAATCTGAGCAAGTTTCACTTGCTCGCAATTTTCGCGTGCCTCATTCTGCTACAGATGAGGTTATTTTTGACTTTCTCTCCAGTCTCGATTGTCCTCGGTCGCTTACTGTTTATCTTCTCTATTCTCATAGGGAATTTGATCAGCTCGTCGATCTGGATATCGATCCGATACACTTCCTTGACGGGAAGTGCTTTCGAGATGCTTACATTGCTACAAACTTTTTAGCGAAGGCTTCATTCCTTGACACTTCTGTGTCAAAGCGTGACGTTGCCGTTACAAAGTTTCTCAAATTTGAGGAGCAATGCAAGTCCACGAATAATCGCTTTAGAAACCTTGTTTCTGATCCCTCTTTTAAGGGTCAGAACGCATCTATCCTTCACGGGATGGTGCGGAAAATACAATGTATTCTAGGTGATTTTTCGGGTGAAGAGTTTGTTGAAAGTGCCAATTGGGGCCCGGGCGTCAGCACCTTATTAAAAGGTGCTCACGTCTCGGACGTCAATAAATTCCAAAGTGACTTTGGGATAACGCGCGATCTATACTCCTTCGTTGGCCCGTGGTTTCCATTGGCCTACCCTCTGTGGGCCGACCATCTGGAGTCCGAAGTTGGACCCCAGCTGTTCGAATCACAAGAGGGAAACGAAGTAGTCACTGTACCCAAGAATTCGAAGGCGGATCGTGTTATCGCTATTGAGCCAGGAGTTAATCTCTGGTTTCAAAAGTCGATTGGCACGATGATTCGCCGACGTCTTTCAAGGGAAGGTATCGATCTGAACTCGCAAGTGAGGAATCAGCAGCTTGCATATCTGGGTAGTAAATCAGATATGCTTGCCACCGTCGATTTTTCAAGTGCAAGCGACAGTATCGCAAGCGAACTCATCAGAGAGGTTTTACCTCCCCGGTGGTATTCGCTATGTGATACGACGAGATCGAAGATCGGTTGTCTGGACGGTACCAAATTCAAATGGAACAAATTCTCCAGCATGGGGAATGGGTTTACATTTGAGCTTGAATCGCTTATCTTTTACGCCGCTGCTATAAGTGTTTGTGAACACTTAAAGGAGCCTGTAAATGATATAAGCGTTTACG